AGTCCGCGATGACGCGGCAGACTCCGCCGGCGCCGCGGTCGTAGGTGAAGGTGAGGGCCATGGGTCAGACCTCCGGACTAGGCGTAGGTCTCGGCGGCCGGGCGAACGATGCCGGACTCGTTCACGGCGGCGCTCGTGTAGTTCTCGTGCGCCGCGCAGCCCGCGCAGGCGAGCGGCACCGTGTTCGTCTTCAGGCCCGTGAGCCGGTTGTCCGAGACGATCCCGTTCGTGCTGCTGTGCAGCGAGATGCAGAGGCCGTTCGTGGAGTCGATGTTGTAGATCATGTTGCGCGCGATCAGGATGCGCACGGAGGCCGCGGTCGCGGCGTCGATGGCCGCCGTGCCGTAGTTGCCGATCATGTGGCAGTCGGTGACCTCGAGGCCGTCCGCTGCGCCCGCGCAGAGGATGGCGTTCGTCTCCGACCCGGTCTCGTCCGTGATGACGGTCTCGAACCGGCAGTTCCGGATCTTCACGTCCGTGCAGGCCGCCGCGATCGAGATGGCGACCTTGAGCTCCTTCGTCAGCGCGCCGCTGGTGAACCAGCAGTCGGTGACGACCAGGCCGTCGGCGCTGGCCGAGGCCGTGAAGCCCACGGCGACGTCGGCGATGTCCGAGATCACCTTGAGACCGCGGATCGCGCAGTTCGCCGCGCTGATCGTGCAGGTCGCACCCGCGTGCGTCAGGGTGAGGATCGGGCGCAGGGCGCCGGAGCGGAGGCCGATGATCTCGACGCCCGCCACGTCGAGCGTGAACAGGTCGCCCGTCGCCGACTTCGTCTCCGCGTGTGCGGGCATGACCACGATGCGGTCACCCTGGTTCGCCGCGCAGAGCCCGATCGCGTAGTCGATCGTGGCGAGGGGAGCGTCGGGCGAGCGGCCGCCGCCGGCGGCGTTGGACGCCGCGGGGTGGGTGGAGTCCACGTAGAACGTGTTGCCCGGGTTCGCCTCGACGCCCGAGAGGAAGAACGCGCCGCCCGGCTGCTGAGCCTCGAAGAGGTTCGCGCGGGGGAAGGTGATCGACTTCGTCATGGGGGCGCTCCTGTGTCTCGGTCAGCGGGATGCGGGGCCGTAGTTCGGGCCTGGGGCGCCCCGCGCGTCCCAGGCCCGATCGATCACGTCAGGGCTACGTGATCGCCGTCGCCGTGAGGCCGTCGCGCGGGAACCGCGGCTGGAAGCCGAGGATCGTGACGTTCGCCTCGTCCGTGTTCGTGCTCGTCGTGATCTCGACGGACAGGTAGCGCAGCGAGACGCCGGCCGCGTCGGCGATCTGGGCGATCTCCTCTGCCGTGGCCTCGAGCCACACGTTGTCCGCGAGGGCGTCGGCGGCCACCGTGCCCGACGTCTTGATCGCCGTGCCGTCCGCCGTGCAGGCTTCGTTCGAGTAGGCCATGAGCCGCACGAGCGTGATGCCGCTGCCGCCGACGATCGTCGGGCGAACCAGGGCGCCGATCGCGCCGTAGTTCTTCATGTCGATGGCGACCGGGGTCGTGCCGCCGTCCGGCGAGAGCAGAACCGCCGTGGTGGCGCCCGGGTCGTGGTCGTAGCTCTTGAGGAAGAGTGCGGCGCCGATGCGCTGGGTCGTGAGGGCCATGGGGCTTGCTCCTGGGCTTGCGGGTCGAGGGCGAGGAGGTTTCGTGGGTCATGGCCGGGGCGTCACGGACGCCCCGGCCCGGAAGGCCGCGACTAGGCGCGGGCCGCGAGGGTGACGATCGGGGAGAGCGTGTCGCCGTTCTTCGGCGTGAGGGCGGTACGCCACCAGCACGCGCCGCCGTTCGACGTCCAGAACTTGAACGCCTGCTCGTGCTCGACGAAGCGGACGTGGATGCTCGAGGCGTTCTGGATCGGCTCGTCCTCGGACTCGAGGTACTCGGACGGCACGACCAGCGTGATGTCGCCCGCGTCGCCGATGGGCTTCGCGAACTCGCCGAAGAAGGCCGGGCGGCCCAGGATCGTCGTGATCCCGTTCGCCATCTGGTAGACGGGGGCGAGCCCGCCGGGCATCGTCATCGTCGCGAGGGACGGGATGCAGGTCGGGTTCGCGTACCAGTACGCGGCGCCGTAGTTCCAGCACCGCGCCATCATCTTGACGAGGTTCGAGTAGACGATCGTGTCGGCCGCCTGGCCGGTCTCCTTCGAGACCTCGATCTTCGCGCCGCTCTTCCAGATGCCCTCGTAGCGGCCCACGCCGTCACCGTCGAGGAACTCGCTGAGGAGCTTCGCCCCGAACTCCTGGCCGAAGCCCTGCGAGAGCAACGAGGCGAACGCGACCGGGCTCTTGCGGAGCAGCTCCTCGCTGGCGTAGCTGAGGCCCATGAGCTCGTTGACGCGGAGCGTCACCTGCTCGAACTGGATGCGCTTCGCCGTCACCGTCTGCGTCTCGACGCGGCGGTAGACCACCAGGCCGCCAGAGACCGACGTGCTGTGGTCCTTGTCCACGCGGGCGTTGATCTTGAGCTCCTCGTGGCCGCCCATGTCGACCTTCGTCGTGAGGGCCGAGAAGGGGTTCACGTCCGATCCGAGCATCTTCACGCCCGGCATCAGCATCGTCTTCGGGACGAGGAAGCCGCCGTAGGGGTCGTTCGAGACGACCGCCTCGTCGGAGCCGGCCGCCGCGACGGGCGTCTTGTTGCTGTGCCAGAGGCTGCGGATGCGCGGATCGACCTGGCCGCGGTGCGCGGAGATGACGGAGCCGAGGAACTCGGTCGACGTCTTGAAGCCGCGCGCCGGGTCGGACTCCCATCCGGACTTCACGCCCGAGCTGACCGCCGCAGAGGCGCGCTCGATGTCGGCGGCCGAGGCGAGGCCCTCGAGCTCCGACTCGAGGAGGTCGCGGTCCATGGCGAGGACGTCGAGGCGGGACTTCGTCGCCTTCGCGGCGGCCTCTTCCTCGGCCGTCAGGCCGCGGCCGGCGTCGCGCGCCGCGCCGAGGAGCTTGCGCTGCTCCGCCATGAGAGTCGCCTTCTCGGCGTTGTTCTTCGAGAGGTCCTCGCGGACGTGCTTCAGCGAGCGGGTGGCTGCGGCCATGGGTCGTGTCTCCGTGGTTTCGGACTGACGAGAAAGACTCTCCGCCCCTGCTTAGCGCGACTCCGAGTCGAGCATTTCGAGGGCGGGGTCGATCACGCGCAGCGCAGGCGCTGCCTGGGTTTCGGGTTCGTTCGGTGCGGGCGTCGGATCGACCGCGAGGGGCGGGCCGATGGGTTCCGCGACGGGCGCCGGCGAGGCCGCTGCTGCGGAGATCTCGGGCGCCGCCGCGATGGCCATGGCGGAGACGCGGCGCTTCACGCGGCCGCCGCCCTGGAAGCGGGCGATCGTCTCGTCGAGTGTCCCGACGGTGTCCGCCATGCCGCGCTCGACGGCCTCCTCGGCGCCGAACATCCGGCCCTCGCCGAAGCGCTCGCCGCGCGCGACCTTGGCCGACACGCCGCGGCCCTTCGCGACGGCCTTCGTGAAGGCGTCGTAGTACCGATCGACGCTCGCCTGGAGGGTCTCGCGAGCCTCCTCGGTGAGCGGCGCGAAGGGGTTCCCCTCGACCTTGTTCCGGCCGGCGGAAACGATCGTCGGCGTGATGCCGTCTTCCGCGAGCGCCTTGCTGATGTCCTCGTGGACGAGGTAGACGCCGATCGAGCCGACAGACCCCGAGGGCGTCACGACGAGCTCGGACGCCTGCGCGGCGAGCCAGTAGGCGGCACTCGCCGCGGTGGAGTTCGCGACCGCCACGACGGGCTTCGGGCTCGCCGCGATCTCGTCGCCGAGCTCCTGTATCCCGGCCACCGATCCGCCGGGCGAGTCGATGTCGAGGACGATCACGTCGACGCGCGGGTCGGCGATCATCGAGCGCAGCCGCGAGGTGATGCCCTCGGCCGCCACGAGGCCGCCGCCGGAGGCGTCGGAGACGGAGTGGAGGCGGTGCTCGAGCACGCCGTAGATCGGCAGGACGCCGACGCCGCTCGGGGCCGCGGAGGCCGCCTCGCGGCGCGCCGCGTAGACCCGCTGGTCGGCCTGCGCGATCGCTTCACCGTCTCCGAGCGATCCGCGGCCGTGCACGGCGCGGGCGAGGAGGACGCGCAGGATCGTCGAGCCGCGCTCGGGCAGGATCGCCCAGGGCGTCGAGGCGACGTGCGCCAGGACGAGCGAGAGGTCACGCATGGTGGACTCCGTTCAGGCGGTTCACGCCGGGCGTCGCCGCCTTCGCCGCCGGCTTCCGGGCGCGGCGCTTCGGGGGCGCGGACGCTTCCGTGTCCGTGTCCGGGCTCGGCGCAGCCGGCCGCGGAGGCGCGGCGCCGGCGCCCGGCTGCACCGGGGCGGGGGCGCCCTGCGGCATCGCGGGATCGTCGCCCCACGGCACCGGGCTCCAGTTGTTGCGCGCGCGGACCTCGTTCGGGGTCGTCGCGCGCATATTCACGTAGAGCTGCTCCGTCTGCGCGCGCGCCACGCTGTCGGCGCGGAGCAGGCCCTCGACGACGTGCTCCGGCTTCTCGTCGCCGAGGATCAGGTCGCGCTCGATCGACTGCTCCCAGAGCACGAGCCACGGCATCAGCGAGTGCGTCAGGTAGTCGATCGACTGCTGCTCGATGTTCGAGAACGTCGAGCGCGAGAGGTCGCCGATCATGTGCGGCGGCACGCCGAACCAGCGCGCGATCTCCGTGATCTGAAACGCGCGCGTCTCGAGGAACTGCGCGTCGTCGTGCGTCATGCTGACGGGGACGGCGTCCATGCCCTCCTCGAGCACGGGCGTGTGCCCCCAGCCGGCGGGCCCCGCGCCCGACGAGCGGAACGACTGCGAGATCCGCTTGGCGACCTCCTCGTCGAGGCGCTGCGGGTGCTTCAGGATGAACGAGTGCCGCGGCGACTGCGTGAACTGGCGCGCGCCGTAGTCCTCGGTCGCCGAGGTGAGCGCGAGGGACCTGCGCGCGACGCCGATCGGGCTCAGGCCCTCGACGGCCTCGGCGTCCGGCGTCCAGCCGCGGAGGTGGAACACCTCGTCCTGGACGAGCCGCTCCTCGCGGCCCTGGGCGTTCGTGTAGACGTAGAGCACGCGCCCCGTGTCGAGCAGCACGGGCCGCATCCGGTCGGGCCGCAGCGGAATCAGCTCGGCGACGGCGCCGCGCGTCGGGTCGCCGATGATGCGCGCGTAGCCGTTGCCGCGAAGCAGCACGTGGCTCGTGAGCATCTGGCGGAACTCGAACGAGGTCTGCCGCGAGTTCGGCCGCTTGCCGAGCACGTAGGCCAGCGGGGTGCGCAGCCGCACCTTTCCGCCCGGCGCCATGCCCCACGGCGCGCGCCGCTCCGGCTGCTCCGCGTACAGGTGCAGCGGAAGCTGCGCCACGTCGTCGGCAAGGAGGCGCACGGCCCGGTAGACCGCGCCGATCGTGATCGCCGTGTCCGGCGTGACGCGCCCGCCGTCGCCGATCAGCATCCCGGACCCTGGGTCCTTCGTGTACCAGAACGGGTGATCCGGGGGGTAGCCGGCCGCGGAGCCGAAGATCCGACGGCCGAAGCCGTGCAGCAGCGCGGACAGGACGCGGGGGGCCATCCTGCGAGATTCCGCCCCTGCTTACGAACGCGGCCGGGCTACAGGTGGACGATGCCGCGCGTCTTGTAGACCGTGGTCTGGTCCCGGGCCACCATGAGCCGCGCGAGCGCCGTGACGGTCGCCGACACGCCATCGATGCGCCGCGTGCCCTGCGAGACCCCGTCGGGCTTCCGCGGCTTCACGTCGCCGGACGGACTCGTCTCGACCTCGCAGTTCGTGACGCACCAGTTCATCACCGGGTTCCTGTCGTGGATCACCCGGCGCGCGTGAACCATCGCCTCGAAGAGCTTGCACGGCGCCGACAGGGAGCCGAACCCCTGGCCCACCTCGACCATCGGGGCGCCCTCCTCCCTCAGCCCGCCGACGATCGGCAGCGCGGACCAGCGGTCGAATCCGATCTCCGCGAGCCGCGGCCACCGCCGGCGGAGCTCCTCCTGGACGACGCGGGCGACTTCGTTCTGATCGATCATGTCGCCGCTCGTCTCGCGGAGCCAGCCGCCGCGCTTCCACACGTCGTAGGGCACCCGGTCGCGCTTGATGCGATCGCGCATGGTCCCGGCCGGGATGAAGAACGTCGGCACGATCGCGATGCGGAAGTTCACGTTGTAGTTCCGCCGCACGATCTCGCCCGTCGTCTCGTCGCGGGCGTCGATCTCGACGGGCAGCGCCGCGGCGTCGTCCTCGTCCGGGATCTTGAACACCGCGGCGAAGCACGTCAGGTCGCGCGTCGAGGACAGGTCGAGGCCGCCGCACCAGAGCAGGTCACGGAGGTTCTCCGGCATCGGCGTCTCGCCGCACGCGGCCCACGCCTCTGGCGTGATCCACACGGCGCGCGACTCGGTCCACACGTTCAGGTCCAGGCGCAGGAAGTCGTTCCGCGTCCGTGGCTGGTTCAGCGCGTCGCGCACGCACTGCGCCATGTAGTCGATCGACTTCGTGATCCCGAGCGACGGGTTCGCCTTGTACCACGTGGCCTCGGCCGTCCAGTCGTCGTCGGGCTTCGCTTCGAAGATCACGGGCAAGTGCGTCGTGTCCTCCTCGGGCAGCGTGCCGTCGCGCACCTTGCAGGACTTCTCGTAGAGCTCGTACCCGATCGACTCGCGGTCGTCGCCCGCGGTGGTCACCTTCACGATCAGCGGCTGCCTGCGCGCCGACACGCCGCGCGCGAGCGTCTCGTAGAGCGTGCGGGACTTCTGGACGTGGAGCTCGTCGAAGATGATCCCGTGCACGTTGAACCCGTGCTTCGTGCCCGCCTTGGCCGTCAGGACCTTGAAGAAGCTCCGTGTCCCGGGCTGCACGATCGACGACGTGAGGACCTCGACGCCGGCGTCCTCGAGGTACTCGGGCGATCCCTTCGCCATGTTCGCGGCTTCGTCGAAGACGATGCGCGCCTGCTTCTCGTCGCCGGCCGCGGCGTAGACCTCGGCGCCCATCTCGCCGTCGCCGGTCGCGAGGAGGAGGCCGGTGCCGGACGCGATCGCGGACTTGCCGTTCTTCTTCGCGACCTGGACGTAGGCGTCGCGGAATCGCCGCGTGCCGTCGAGGCGCAGCCAGCCCCACACCGGGCGGAAGAAGAGCAGGTCCTGCCAGTCGAGGAGCTCGAAGGGCTTCCCGGCGAAGTCACCCTTCGTGTGCCGCAGGTAGGTCGCGAAGAAGTCGCGGGGCATCGACGCCCGGCGCGGGTCGAAGTAGAACCGCCCGCACGGCGACTCCCAGCGGCCGCGCTCCGCCGACCACACGCCGTCGAGCCGGATCGTGACGCCGGGCCAGCGGTCGCACGGGTGCGGACCCTCGCCCCACCAGGGCGTCGGGGGTGGCTGGGGTGCGGCGGGGCGTGCCTTACGCGCCACTCGCGCCCCCTGCGGCGCCGAAGAACCGCTTCTTCGCCTCGTCGCGCGCCGTCGGCTTCGCCGGGGCGCTGGGCTTCGTGGCCCGGACGCGGCTCCTCGAGGCCGGTGTCGCGCCGAACTCAGCGCACCAGCGGCGGAACTCCACCTCGGCGAGGTCGAGTTCGCGCGCCGCGGCGGTGCGTTCCTTCCCGTCTTCGGTGATCGTGCCGTGCTTCGCCACGTCGCGGCGCGCCTTGCGCACGCGCAGCTCGGCGCGCACGAGGGACTCGAGGGCCGGGCCGCACTCGGCCGAGAGTACGCCCAGGTCGAGCAGCACGGAGCACCAGTGCTGCCAGCGGGCGAGCGCCGGCGCGTCGAGGCCCGAGGGCATCGGGGGCTCACACACGACGACGCGCGGCTCGTCGGGGTTCTGCCGGCACGGGCGGAGCGTTCCGCGGGCATCCTTGACCGCGGTGGGGAGGGGCGGGGGACCTCTGCGACCCATGGTTCACCTACCTTTCAGAACCTGGACGCGCGATTTTTCGG